CGGATGGCTGCCTTCAACTTCTCCTCAATAGCGGGAATGTCCTTTACATTGATCGGTTTCCAATTCTTCATAGTCTGTTCTCCTTTTTTCATTTTATGGTTTGGTTTTGGAGTTGGCCCTGCGGCCGCCGGGATACCGCCCGGCCCGGAGATGTGGGATCACCTCCTCACTTGCCCTCTTTATCTCCAACGCCCGCTCCGGCCTGGATCAGTTTTTCAGTCACCGCCAAGCCTTTGATTAAAAATTCAGGGACATTGTAGCCACACTCTACCAGATTTTCGAGGATACTACGGATCTCGTTGACTAATAGGGACGCCAAAGTAAACCATCCAAAAAGCATCAAAAAGTCCAGGTTGATTCCCAGCATATCCTGCCCCAAATGTATGAACATTGTCGGCATCAAAAAAGCTACCAGGATAATCACCCAGTAGCCTACTTTTTTTGCCGCCCCCTTCCATCCTACCGCACTGGATTCCTTTCCCAGTTTTCTAGCCTTGTACCATCCTGTCAGCCAGTCAACAATGTTAAGCGCAAGGTATCCCAAAAATAAATACCAGTACACACCAAACAGAGCCGTAAAAACGGCCACAGCTGCTCCTACTGCTGCATTATAGCGATCTACAAAATTCATGTTACTCATCCTCCTCATTTTCCTTCAGCCACGTCTCCGTAGCATTCCTCCAGAGTTTCGGCACGTCCTCAAGTGTCATCTCTCCGGCCTTGATTTTTAACCCGTAAAATTTACCCATATTACTGCTCACCCCCAATCTGATCCGCCAAATCACTGGTAGCTTTTCCAAGATCATCTACCGCACCGTTTAATACTTCCTGTCCCTCCTCCAGGGCATCCAGGCGCTTTTCCTCGTCTGTTTTCTCCCGGAAGCGATAGCTGGTCAGCACAGATCCGTCAGAAGATACGGCGGATGTCTCTGACACCAGCACCAGGTCTGTGTATGTGCCAACTGTCAGGCCGGCGCCCGTCTGGATCTGGACACTGGACAGGTTGTCCGCCGTCATCTTTTTCCAGATTGCCACCATACCGGCCCGATCGGCCGCCGCCACCTGGATGTTTGACAGGGATGCTCCTGCCTCAAGCTCAATTGTTGTGTTGTCCTTTAAAATCATTTTGTCTTTGTTCATAATCTTATTTTCCTTTCTTTGTTTTATAGTAAATTCCCGGAGGATAAAAGCTACATATCCGCTGTGATTCCGCGCGTAAAAGATATTACATCTGGAGCGGATCAGCCAAATTTGAGATCGGATGTCGCATTTATGATCCAAACCAAGGGGATCAAATCCGGAGAGTACGGTTTCTCCAGTACTCAGTATACTGATCTCCCAGCAAGCGCCCCCAAATGGGGATACGTTAAATATTTTCAGCATGCCGATAATTATGTTACTGTTTGGGTATTCCCTGACGGCTTTACTGGTGGCATATTGCTCAATCAGTTCATTTTGGGGCAAAATCAGTGGAACACCACCTGGAAAAAGCTGGAACTGTCTGAGACCTCATAAAATAGTAATTTTGATGTGTCATCCAAAGCCCTAACACTATCTAACTCAACATTATTTAGTGCTGATAACACCGCATCAAGGATTTTCAAAGTAGGACCGCGGACCCGGATCGCAATTATCCGTGTTGCAAATTTCAATTCTGTATCTGCTGGTGGTACATATCAAATAGGCACCCTCGATGAAGAGGATCGTCCGGTGGCAGAAACCTGTGCAGTTATCGCCCGCACCGACGGTAATACCAACAATATGATCGTTGTAAATTTGCAGACAGATAGAAGAGTCTCTATGCGTCCCCTTACTCAATGTTCTGCCGGGGTTACCTGCATCGGGACTATTTCATGGCCAACATCCGCATAAAATCCCAATATAACCATGAAAATCTTACGTTTTTACCCTGCTTTTCTGTCCTGTCTTCCTCTGCTCACTCACTCTACGCATTACCACCACGCAAAAAAGACCGCCCTGCCGGCCGGCCAAAAAAAATCATATGGATTACCTATATTTTATCCAGCCCGCAACCGCCTGTAGGCCTCCCGGACACTGCTGGTCTTGACCGTGACGTAAATCATCGTGGTCTCGATCTTTGAGTGGCCCATGAGGACCATCAGCTGCTCCACCGGCATCCCGCGCCCGATCATATCACAGGCGAACGTCCGACGGAACCGGTGCGGATGTACATTTGCCACTGCAGCCTTCTGGCCCAATTCTTTGAGCAAATACTGTACCCCCGCTATGGTCATGCGCTTAAACGGCGCTTTTGCTGCCACAAACAGCGGCCGCCGGCGGAGATCATCCTCTCCTATCCTTTCTCGCCGCTGGCGCTCTCTCAAGTAACGCTTGAGGTGGAATTTTGCCACATCATTCAATAAACATAGTCTCTCCTTGCCTCCTTTGCCCTTGATGTAAAACTCCATCCGATAAAAGTCAATGTCCCCAACGTCTAATTTGCACACCTCTGACACCCTCAATCCGGTAGCCAGCAAAAACTCTACCAGTGCCCGATCTCTGGACCGGTCACAATGCAGTCTCAGAGCCTCCAGCTCCTCCTGGGCAAACGGCTTTTTGACTACGCTCTCCACTTTCAGTCCGCCGATCCGGCGCACCGGATTGTCCGGCACTAGCTTTTCCAATGTCAAGAAGTCCCAAAACGATGACAGATAATGTATCCTCGTCTGCATAGTGCTCATCTGGATCCCGCGGCGCTCGCGCATCACCGCATAATAGTATCGCAGATCCATCGCCGTGATGTCCTCCAGGCGTTTACCTAAAAAATCCAGCATGTTGTAGATCTCCCGGCTGTACTGCTGCAGCGTGCCGTCTGCCCGGCCGGTGGTCTTTTTCGACCCCAAAAACATATTGATCTTGGCCACATCTCCATCCTCCCCGGTCGGCGCCAGTTCGCTGCACTCCTCGATAATCTGTTTGCCGTGCAGCGTGATATACAGCACATTCTCCAGTTTTTCGAGTTGCGCCGGCGCAAGATCCGGCATCATAGCGCGCTTGATTGTTTGTATAATCTCTTCGACCATTCTCTCTCTCCTCTCTCCCTTAGGGTACAAGAGGTAGAAAAATATAGCAATTATCCGCCAAAAATCTCAGTTATATTGGGATATCATTTCGTGGCATACGGAAGAACACCATATATAGATGACGCTGTTGTTATAGCAGATCCGCTGTAATTTTGAATGATTATTTGCCCGTTGGGATTAATGGTCGCAAGTGCAATTTTACCCCCATCAAATACGACTGGAGCATAGTATGTACTGGCCGGAGCATAGTCAGATAGTACCGTGAATATTTGGACCGTATTTCCGCTTTCGATTTGAGCGGTCAACTTCATACCGGTGAATGCGATTTCTGCCAGCTTTCCCTGCTTTGAAAATTTGAGCGTTCCGGTCGCCACGCCCGATAAAGTAAAATCAGTTTTGATTATTAATGCGTTAGTTGATTAAAAATATCACCTGCCCTCCGAGGTATTTGGCTGTGCTTGGAGTTCGTGACAGTTTTATTTCTCCGCTGATTTCAGCGGATACTTTTGTAGAAAATTCCCCATCAGTGGATGACATTACACCATAAGCTACTTGACTCGGCCGAAAACCGGCGGGAATGGTGAATACTACTACATCACTTTCCCCCAAGTGTTGAGACACCAAAAATAGTCCAAAATCAGCAATAGCAATATGACCAATAGTGTTGATCCAACAGTTACTTACAGTACCAACTACACCTGGGTTTTTATAATCCGCTAGGATCTCGGATTTGGATATTAAATCACTCTTTAACTCAGCAATGTCATTTTTATTGTCTGTGATCTGATCCTGCAGCGTTTTTCCCATCGCCGCATCCAGGGCAGCTACTCCGGCCTCCGTTGCCAATGCATTATTAACCAACGGCGGCAACGGTCCCTGAGGGCCCTGCGGCCCTACAGGCCCCTGTACCCCCTGAGGGCCCTGCTCTCCCTGGGGGCCTTTGATATTTCCAATAAGAATTCTTGCCATGTCTACCTCCTAAACCTCCTAATCATCCGTCACAAAATACAGGTTGCCGCTTTCGGAATCATACTCGAATTGCGGCGGCGTGCTGCCGTCCGGGTACTCTGCATAGAGATCTCCGGTCGCCGGATCCAGGTAAAGCGAAAACATCCCGGAAGCCGGCGCCATGACACCGCTCTCTCCCTGCGGGCCCGGCGGCCCCTGCTCTCCAGGTGCGCCGTCAAATTCGCCGGACGCCACCCGATCCGCCAAATCCTGGCGTACCTCCTCCACATTTTCCAATGCCTGATTGGCGTTCTCGGCTGCTGCCGCAGCCTGCCCTGCAGCCTGGATTGCTGACTGCTGAACCTGATCTGCACTATTGGCCACCTGCGTCACTCCCGCTATTGCTTCATTTACACTGGCCTGTATTTTTTCAAATGCGTCTATGTTTGCCTGCCTTACATCTTCCCCGCAGTACGCGTCTTCCCACTGTTGGATTTCCGGTTCCAGGTTGATAGGACTTACTGTGATTGCCATTACTCTCCACCTCCATTCTGCATATCTTCGATGTCATTTTCGATTCTTCTGAGCCGATCACTGATGGATCCTTCGCCCACGATCATAAAATCCCGTGCCCAGCACTGCCCGCCATTGTTTACAGCAAAATCAAAATCTCCGGAATCACTGTATCCGGCCCAAAACCACAGACCTCCATCTGATGTGGGCTCCGCCGACATTCCACACTGTCCGTCATTCGACTGGAAAATATTTCTTCCCCAAGATAATCTGGAATAAAAACCGCCAATTCCAACCTCCTGGTCATCCGCATAAAAAAATCCATCGCCAATATCAATCTGCGCACCGGTAATCTTTCCTCCGGAAATCTCAGGGGCATTCATTTTTCCGCTGTTGATTGTAATTCCATCCTTACTCATTTCCATCAGCGTTTCATCTTTGGTGTTCAAAATTCGGATCACCCCATCCGTGTTCCAGGTACTTCCTCCTATAATCAGCGTGCCGGATCGGATAAACGTGGCATTCAGATTTCCGTCTATGGTCCACGCGTTAGTATATGGGCCGTTATATCCATTTGTGGAAAATCCAATCCCATTTTGGTTCATTCGGATCACATTTTTAGCACTCTGCTTGTCCGGTTGATCCATGATCAATATCTGCCAGGGAGATACCGCATTCCCCTGATCATCATAGGTATCCAGGACTACATACCCGCCCTTTGCCCCCGTGATCGTCATACCGGTTTGTACAATGGTATTCCCCAGATCCACCTTGGTATTAGTATTATTTTTCTCTGCCTCTGTCTGATTGCTTACTACCTGTTTTGACAGGCTCTGCTTTACTTCTCCCAGTGTGACCGAATCATTTTCCGGACTTGTCAGGTGCATGGTCTTTTCCGCCAGTAAATACTCGGTGTCTATTCCATGCGGCGGAGACACGATCCTCGTGTTCTTCCCAACCTCAAACGCGGCCACTCCGTCCTCTATGTATGATAAATCCACTGCCTGTATCGAAAATGTTTCCGGCAATGTCATGCCGTTGATATATTCCTGTGCTACTCTCTTTAATTCTCCGGGATCGGTTATATCATCCCATTGTTTTACCCCTACGATGGTCCTATACTTGTCTTTGAGGGTTTGGTTTTCCACATAATTCACACCGTTATTCACACTGTCGATGGTGACATATCGTGGCAGCGTACTCTGATCATTTGCTTCCAGTTCGGCTCCAAGCGGTATAATTCTGGTATAGATCTCTTCCGGACTGCGCTCGGAGTTTAAATCCACAATGTTTTCTCCCAAACGTACAATCTGGCTATTTTCTCCAAATCCGGCCTGATAATCTACCGCATAGCTGTCATCTGCCAAATAACGGATCCTTAAATAACCTCCCAGTGTTTCCTGCGTTGTTTCCGACAGAATGGACAGAGTATCCTTATACTCATTGGATACCACCACAATTGTCCCGTCCATAATATCGCCAGCCTGAAATTTGGCTTCGCACTGCTCATTATGGGCGCCAAGAATCTGTGTGAAATATGCTTCCAAGGATCCGGAAAACGAAAACGGCTGCTGAATACTGTCCGCCAAATATGACATAGATCCCACCGTTTCCACAGTCCCTGTATTCAAAATATCTTTTTTGTCGTTGGATACCCGTCCGTCATAAATCACGTCATCCCCGTCATAAACATAAACCTTCGTGGATAAAGGTTCTATGTGCAAATAAGCCGGATTCTGCGGAGGAATTGAAAAATTAAACGTGGCCGTACTGCCTAATGAATCATTTAACTCATCATCATAGATCTGCCGGTCCGGATCCAATGGATAATACAGGACTTCCCGTGTTGTCCCGTTTTTTATTTCTACATGGTATCTGTGCATTACAGACTGCCTCCCCTGTAATGGATCGTTACGACTCCAGTCCCAGAAAACATAAACAGGTTATCTCCCGGTCCCGTCACAATATCATAAAATTTGTTCGTTCCATTCTGCAGCTGATAGGTCTTCTCCTGATATTTCACTGTTAAATTTTGCGCTGCGCTCACTTCAAATTCCGGAATTACCGGCATTTGGTTCCCGTACACATTTACGGTAAGGGTGCCGGATACCTGTAATCCATGATAATTCCGGAATATATCTGTCGCAAACACGAAGGTATCCCACGCCTGGCAGGTTCCCTCTCCTCCATCGCGCGTTTCCATTTTATATGGCTGTGCGTTGACTGTAACGGAAAAAGTTCCGACCTCATTTCCCAGGTCAAAGTCATCATTGACCGTCAATCTTCCTTCCCAGTAATAACTGGGATCATCCTCAAAAATGACCTGCACTTTCCGGTTATGGTATTTATTCTGGACATTTGATAATGTTCTTGTCCATTCTGCTCTTGCCTTCTTCCCGCCCAGTGTAATCGTGATCTCCCGGTTCCCATAAAACGGGATTCCCATTAATGCTTCCGACAAATCCAGATCTCCATTTCTAGCAGGTATTTCCAGAAAATTCTGTTTTGCGTCCGCCGGCGCAATATTCTTCGACGACATGATCAGCTCGAACTGCTTCCAGGTGTCATTTCCGTTCAAATAGCACCGTGTCGGTATGATCATACGCCAAACCTCCCTTCTTTTCGGGCATAGCCTCCCAGAGTGCTATTGATTCTGGGGGTTAATTTCCCGACCAGCGTTCCATCATTCAGCACGACCTGAAGATTCCCCAATTTTTCCGCTAACCGATTATAGGCAATCGCAGTTCCATTCGCTTCCTGTAAATTGGGCCTCATGGCTGCTGCCTCTTCCTTCATCGCCTTTTCGATTTCCGGGATACCCGACCGGATCCCGCTGGTAATCATTTTGGTCATATCAGGCATATAGGTATCAAAATCAGCAAGAGGACCTTTGTCGGGCTTAGAAAAATGAATGTAACTGCGGATCGTATCCGCCACCGATCCGATTGCGTCCCCAATTTTTCCGATCCCCTCTTTGATTCCGCTGATCAGATTATCGATCATATCCCTGCCCCAATTCAAAAATTGCCCCGGCAGAGACGCGATATAATCGACCGCACTTTTGATTCCATTTATGATCGTCGTTCCAATTTCACGCGCCTTCGTTGTGACATTCTGATAGAGGTTCTGGAACGCATTTTTGACATTTTCGACCATTTTATCAACGGTTTGTCGAAACTGCTCGCAATTATCGTACAGCAGCTTGAAAGCACCCGCGAATGGATTTACCAGCATCAGCAAAAGTGCCTGCCAATTATTTTGGATAAACTGTATGATGGAATCCAAAATTTGCTTTACGGTGTCAATCGCTGACGATACGGTACTTTTAATAGTCTCCCAAACTTCGGATATTTTGTTTCTGGCATCTTCATTTGTGGCTATAAACACACCTATGGCCGTCACTATAGCCGTAATGGCAGTGATCAACAATCCAATCGGATTCGCATTCATGGCTGCGTTGATCGCATACTGGGCAATAGTCGCGCCTTCATTGGCAGCCTTGAACGCATTGATGCTTCCCACAAGCCCCTGAATCATCGTCACCACATTCCACGCCCCCAGAGCTGCCCCTATTCCGGCGATAACGCTTAAAATCGCCGGGCCGTTCTGGGATACAAATCCTGCAAAATCAGAAAAAGCCTGCGACGCCTGCGGAATTACAGCCGTCGCAATCTCTACCAACTTGTCACCGATTGGAGCCAACTGCTCCTGGGCTCCGCGGAGCGCTGCGTCCAGCTCCTGTTGTGAGGTCGTTGTGGCATCAGTCAGCTCCTGAGCTTTGCCGGTCACGTCCGAATACGCATCTCCAACACTGGTAAGTGAGGTGATAAACTTTAAATTTCCATCTTCGGCCATCGTCCCGAATGCGGTTGCCGCTAAGGTCAGGGCATCCTGCTGGGTTGCTACATTTGCGATGTCCCAAACGATGGAATCAATCACATCTTTTTGTGTGGCTTCTCCATCCTGCCATGCTTTAAAAAGCTCCCTGGTCTTTATGCTGTAGCTGTCTATTTCATCAGCAATCGTGCCATCTGCCAGCCGGGTGGTTACCTCGTTTATAGCATTATTCACCTTGTCCAGGTTATAGGCTCCATTATCAAGGCCGTTGTTTAACAGCTGGAAGTATTCTTCCGCGGAATATCCCGCTTGTGCAAATTTTCCCGCGTATTCGCTCAGGTTATCTCCCAATTCCTGTGTTTTATCCAGTCCATTCTGCGTACCGGCCACGATAAAATCCATGGCTTCCTGTGCGCTCAGCCCAAACTGCTGCATCAATGAGTTGACACCCCGAAGCGTTTCATTCATATCGATCCCGTACATCGACTCCAATGTAATTGCCTGGTTTGTCAAATTGGTGAGATCCGTTTGTGACAGATCGTCCAAATTACTCTTGACTGCTATGACCGCATTAGCGACCTCATCCATGCTCTCTCCGACGCCACCGGCAAACACGTCCTTTATAACCTGTTCGGTCTGCCTCGCCGCGTCCCCTGTCTCTCCAAAGTATGCGGTAGCTTTTACGGTCGCATTTTCGCTCTGCAGGCTGTAATCCGCCAACTGCTGCCCCAATTCCTTAACAGCATCCTTAATAGTCCCCAGGGCGCTCCCTATCGCTTCAGCAGCCAGACTCCCCTTCAGGACGTCTCCAAAACTGGAGGCGCTTCTTCCGGCGTCATCCATCGCCTCTGAGACATCATCGGTTTCGCTCTCCAGTCCGTTCATGGCGGATTCGTTTTGTTTCAGCTCCGCCTGCATTTTGTTCAGGTCCGCAGTCGCCCGATTTACTGCTTGCTGCCATTTCAGCGTCTTATCATCTGTTTCCCCGAATTTTTGAGCTGCTTCGCTCAGCCCACGCTGCAGGAGCTCTATTTTTTTCTGCTGTGCCTCAATTTCCTGGGACAAAACAGCGCTTTTCCTGGTCATTGTCTCCTCGGCATCCGCATTATCATCAAATGCGGTGGAGAGCACCTGCATTTCAGACGCATAAGTCTTTACCTGCTGGGTAATATTATTGATCTGCTTCCGAAACTCCGCTTCTCCATCTATTCCGATTTTAGGGCCGATGTCTACTGCCATTTTGTCACCTCCAGTTTGGGATATATTCTTTTACCTCTCCCTCTTCTTTTGACGTTCCTTCGTCCAAAATTCCCTGAGAGATCTGCCAGCAAGCTACTATGTCCATAAATTGGCCCGGGGCATACAATAAAAATTCCTGGAGATCGACCCCCAGGATTCCTTTCCACATAAAAAGCCATGCAGGAGATTCCTCACCTACATGGCTTCTTTTTCGTTTTTTTTACCGTTTTCTTTTTCCTTCGTGTGGATCTCTTTCTTATTCCCTGATCCGATGGCCGCAAATATTTTCTGCGTAATCTCTCCCATATCCGCTATGTCGATTGCGATTTCCAGATTTTCTGCTGTGATCGGTACATATTTTCCATCTTTCACCGGTGCATTTTCCGGAATCGGAAGATCCGATTCAAACAGATTTTTGTAGGCGCATCCCTGCCTGATCAGAGTCTCTGTCATCCAGATAATGGTCTCAAATGTTTTTTCCTCATTTACATCGTCCCCATTTTTTAAACTATTTGCCATGTTCTGCAGAGATCCGAATTTTTTTGTGATTGCAATGGAAGCCCCGACCGAAAAGCGCATCGGATACTGTTTCCCTGCAATCTCTATGTATACGGTTCTATCCATCATACTCCTCCATTTACGCTCACAGTTGCAATCCCCGCTGCTCTTGCATTGACACCATCGCATTCCACGATCATGATCTTCTGCCCGGCAGTTGCCTGAATATCAGCTTCTCCATCCCACTGCATCATTCCGGAGCAGTCAGCATTATATCCCGGTACTTCCAGCTCCTGTCCAAGCTGATAATAGTAAACATTTTCTCCTGTCGCTTCAGGAGTGACAGTAATCTTTGTTGTTCCTTCTGCTGTCCCGGCTGCACTTTGTATTTCCAGAGTTTTCAACGTACCGACCCCAAGATTATACTGCAGCCATTCCAAGGCATCTGCCTCTGACAAAAACCAGGCATCCGACATCCAGGGATATTTCTCATTTTCCGTGACAGCCTCACTCCTGCTGACGGTCCCCTCGATGGTCTTTGTCTGCCATTCCACGGACTCTCCCTTTGTCGTTGCTGTATTTTCCGGCAGATTAAACACGACTCGTTTTAACAACACTGCACGGTAACGATCCACATCATCAATCTGATGTAATTCGATAAGCCCAACCCCCAAAGTTACCGCCTTCTGATCATCATCATATGCGGTCACCTCTACTGTTTTCCCATCTCCATATGTCTGTTCATAGACCTTTACGCCCAGAACATATTTTGATGTTTCCTGATCCAGCTCATCCACTCCCAGGGATAAAATTGCTGTGTTAAAGGTCGGGTTGTCATTTTCGATCACCCGGTTATCTCCATACAGCGGATTGGGATCCGAAGACTCCGGCGTCATGGTATATTCAATCGCATGTGGATTTACCAGTCCATCCACATAGCTCACATTTTTGCTCGTGGGATTGTACTGGTATTTTCCAAAAACCGGGATACTCAATCCTTTAATTGCCATCTTGTTTCTCCTTTCTGCATTTACTCCATAATCTTCTGACTTTCCTCGTCAATAACTTTCTGCATCTCAGCCAATGCCGGCTTTCTCGTCGCATTGACGGCCGTCCTCATAAATGGCGTTTTGTCCATATATGGCGATCCGCTCTCTGTTACTCGCGCAATCAGCTGATTGGGCTGGCCCCTCGGATACTTCCTGGTTTTAACCTCGTTATATCCGTCAAACCCCAGTTTCACGTTATAAAATCCATTGTCCTGCTGCATTTTCGCTACTCCAAACGACTCCTGCAGCCCTTTCTTTTGGGTATATGATAAATGAGACTTTTCTCCAGATCGGTATGCCTTTATGTTTTCAATGTCCGGGACTGCCGGAAGCGCCTTGATGTTTTCTTTTATTCGATTGGCCACAATATCAGCAGCGCCATAAATTGCTTTTCCAGCAATCGTTTCTGTGCTTTTCCCCAACTTTGACAGCTTCAGAGCATACTCGTCTGCCCCTTTGATTGTCAGTCTTGCCATCAACTCACCTCAAATACCCATTCCCAGTGTGTGGCTTTCGTCTCATCCTCATACTGGACGGAGTTTAAATAAAAGGAGATCCTGGCCGATTTTAACGCAGCCTGAATCTCATCTACCACCGGATCATATTCGTTTTGGGTATAATAATCTATGGTCCCCTGGATGGACTGCTGAATCATGTAATTGTCACCATTCAGCTGGTTTCCTGCTCCGTCCTCCGCCCATACGCAATAGGGATATTCCGCTTTCATCGCTTCAAGATGGAATAGTTTTTCTGCCTCAATTACCGTCAGCAGCGCTTCCTTAACTCTCTGTAGGCACTTCATACGTTTGTCCCAGCCTTTCCAGCGTGATTCTCATAATTCTCAGCCCATTTTCATCCAGTTCCGGCTGTACAAGTCCAACTTGATACTGCGTTTCTTTTTGCTCCTGGATGATAATGACATCCGTATTTTTAACGTCGTTCCAGCCGGGCACAGCCACAAGGGCGGAAACGTCCTGATTGGCCTGCATGGCGTTGTAATATCGGGTAACTCCGATCTGACTATAGCCAAAGTAGTATTTTCCCTTCTCTTCCAGTCCCATCACCGGCCGATCCCCTGCCTGCGCAATGTTTTTCACGTTGTACACGGTCAAAATTCCATCGTCAAACGTCATCTTCTGCCCTCGCTTTCTGACTAAACAGCAGATTATTCAGGTTCCAGCGGAGGAATCGCGGCATCGTTGTATCTGCTGCTGCTCTCTTCCGGAAGAGATAGGCGGCATACTGGATCACCGCCATATCACATTCCGTATCATCTTCAATCAGCTGGATTCCTTCCCGCTGGATAGCAGCGGCGGCAAGGTCCAGGAGCGTTCCCAGGTATTCATCATTTGCCGTTGTCAGCATCTGGAGATCCTGCTTTAAAATTACCAGCTTTGCCGCCTTGTCCATCCTTTCTCCCTCCTATCAGGCTCCGGTTTTGGTGATAGACACCGTGTATGTCTGCTTGCCCAGGCCGTTGGTTACGGTCACCACCAGATCCTTTGTATCCGCCAGCGTCAGGGTCCCGCCGTTGCGCACCTTTTTCCCGTCGTAAGTCATTACAATCTGCGCCGCGTCCTGGGTGGCGATGGCCTCCGCCGTCACCGTCGCAGATGTGGCGGAGAACGTGTACTCGTACTTGTTCGGGGCGAAAGCAGGGGTGAGGGCGGAGCCAAGATCTAATGCCTCCAGGGTGGCATCGTTGGCCGTGTCTCCCGCAAATGCCATAGAGGTCTGCGGCGCCGCGCCCAGGCCGATGGCGATAAACCCTTCAGCGATCACCGGGTCCCCATCGTATCGGGCCGTTCCCTTAAATGCTACCTGATCCTCCGCAAAGCGGTACTCATCAGATCTCGCAAACTCAGAGCCTGCCCGCTCCGCAAGCAGGTATAATTCTCCATATCCAGCTACAATATTGTTGTCCGGAATAATGTCATCCGACAGTACTACAATATCCCCGCCGGCAACCGGCATCGCGCCATCCTGCACAGACACGATTGCGCCAGCAGAATTAAAATTCATGGCCTCTACCTTGATTTTTGTATATGTAGTCTCGTTCATAGCCCAGAATTTGGTTCCTCTGGCATACTTATTGGATGCCTTTCCTCCAGCCAGTACGATCTCTTTAAAAAATTCCAGCCCCGTAGAGCTTGACTGGATCGTGATCATATTACTGGTGTGGAGATCCTGCCAAGGTCTGGCCGTTGCAGGATAATCGGATGGTGCGCTCTCCTGGGCCAGTCTGGTCACAATTCCCAGCGGCATTTTGGTCCCCAGTCCATACAGGATTGCCTTATCCAGAGCAATCCCGATGGCAATTCCCAGGGCATCAATGATTTCAGCAGCCAGTTCCAGATCGGAGTCCTCCAGGGTGGCTTTGCAGATGTAAATGACACCTCCCACCTTATAGCCATCCACTTCAGTCTGAGTAAAGCCGAAATCAATTTCATTCAGTTTTGCACACATTTCTGTCCAAACTGCTTCCGGAATCGTCCCCATCACGGTCTGTCTGGCCTTTCCAGATACCGTCCTTAACCTCACCCGCCGGACCAGCTTCGAGTAGTCCATAATGTTCTGACGGATAAGCTCCAGCACTGCCGTGGGAATTGTCAGATCAGCTCCTGTCACTGCCCGCTTATTGACCGGAGCCGCGCTTCCGATCTCTCTAACTCTGGAGAGGAATGCCTTTACGTTGTTGTCGGCCAGAAATGCCTCCCTCTCCTGCATATTCATTCCAAAAAAGTTTCTTCTTTCCATCGTTCTTCTGCTCCCTTCCCTTCCTGTTCTGCTTTCCGGCTCTCCAGGTGCCTTACTCTCGGTTTCTTTCAGTTCAGCTTCCAATCCTTCGATTTCTTCCTGGAGCCGCTTCTTTTCCCCTTCATGGGCTTCCTTTTCTGTTTCAAATTTTTCTATCTCCTCAGAAACGGCCGCTTCATCTTCCTCTGTCTCCGCTTCATTGATGGCTGTTTCCAGTTCGGCTTCTCTCCTCTCAAACTCACCATCCCTCTCTCTCAAAGCTGCCAGCTCATGGGTTTTCTTTTCGATGCTTCTCCGGAGCATAATTGCTTTTAATGCCATGTTCATTCTCCTTTCAGGCGCTTTCTCATACTTGTGCGCCAATCTTCTCGTCTTTTTTCCTGTGCCTGCTTATATTTCTCCCTGGCCTCTGCCAGATGCTGCTTGTTCCTGGCAGATATGCTGGTGGCTTTATAAGCCGGGAACGTACAGGGCGAAACTTCATAGAGCGGATCCACTTCAGTAATTTTTGTCCGGTACACTCCATCCTCGTCCCACCATTCTTCCTGCCTCGCGATGTCAAAGCCAAAAGAGCAACCATTGACATCCCCCCTGCCCACTCTGGCATAGGCATTCAACGCTTCCTGGTCCTGTTCGTTGATTTCCACGCTGCCCCATAAACCGGTTTCGTCCTCCCGCAGTACAGCGGTCCCATTGGCTGTAGACCCAAGGACAATGTTGCTGTCATGATTCCACAGCACCTTCGTATCCTCCCCAGTGGATAAATACCGGGCAAACGCACCGCGTTCCACAGTCTCTACCCAACCGTCAAATACCTGATACGGCTCATTAAATACTGCAAAGTACCCTTCCAAATAGCGCCTCCCGCCATCTTCCCGGATTTTCGCGTTCTTCATCTTCAAGATTCGATGTTCCATTATGTCTCACCTCCGTTCTGCAGCTTACTCTGGTCTGCAATCATTCCTCGCGGAATGTAATTTTCCAGAATTACCAATTCATTTAACCCGTCTTTCGGGGACAGTCCCAACCAGTCACGGACCTCGTTTGCCGTCATAATTCCGCGCACATACTGATCATCCGCAATTGCGGCCATATCCCGCAGTTCATAGCTGTACAAGCTCCGTGGATTGAACCGAAAGTACAGAGTAGGAGAATACAACAGCTTTTTTGTCATCTCCTGCTGAATCGCCTGTGCAATCGGCATGATCGTGGAACTGATAAAGTTGTTCCATGCTTCCCGGTTAAAATCCCCAACCCCTAAAACAAATGGGGGAACTCCCAGGATCGCTGCCACCGTCCGTTTATCCAGCTGTACCATATCGGATAGTGCCAGGTCAGCCAGAGACAGCGGCCGAACCTGCTCCACAGAGAACTGCTCCGCCGGGATCAGCCACGGTTCTCCAGCTCGCCCCGTTTCGATGTATTCTGACAGCAGTTTTCTGCGGCCTTCCGGACTGGAATACTCATCGGTCATAGCGTCTACCTTCACGATGATGGACGGTTTCCACTTGGATTCCATGAATCCTTTTTCCGTGACTCCGGCCTGCTTTAAATTATTTGCCACATCCGTCAGAGCGACTTTATACCCATCTCCTTTCCATGGGTATGTGCTGTCCGGGTTTAAGACAAAATGCAGTATTTCATCCGGCTCATATGGCGTTCCGCCTAGCATCACCTGATAATCCCAGTAACTCAACGGATTCAAACTCACCGTATTGGCCGGCTGTGGTCTCAGATCCTGCAAATATCCACGCCGGAAGACCGGAAGTACCACAGCATTTCCGTTTCCTTCCAGATACAGGGTGCGAACAATCCATTGGATAAATGTCGATCTGGTCATGCTGCTGCACGGCTCAATATCAATCTTCCGTGACAACTCATTGCGGATCCGGACATCTCCATCATCCCGGTTTTCCATCAGATATAACGTCATGGATCCGATCAGTTTCGCAATTTTATCTACCGCAGTAATGATCTCCGGATTTTGTGATAGGCTTGTATATCCCTTACATGTTAAAATGTCATAGGCGTCCGAACTGCACAGCCAGGAAACCACATTCTTTTCCCGGCGTTTCGTTCCTTTGGGTTCTGCTCTTGTCTTTTTCTTTTTGTCCTTACTCATCTCCCCACCATGCCTTTCCTTTCCTGCTTCGTTCCAGATTTTCTAAGTATCTGACGCACGCAAACACCGACGCATCAAACAGGTCGATCCGGTGCTCTGGCTGAACCTTGTCATATTGGATCATGTCATCCGTCTTCTCGACTGCCGATACATTCTCGACACAATATTCATAGGCTTCCGAATGCAAATAATAAAGAGTTCCGTCTTTAGCACTCTTTTCAATATGTCGAAATCCTTCTGATTTTTTATAGTAATACTGGGGCTGATCAATGATATTAAAATGCGCCTGTTTCATGCCGATAAAATATTCCCGGCAAAATTTTCGGTCATGTCCGATCTGCCTGATCTTAAAGCCCATATCCCGCATTTTTATGAACCAATTGATCACATCCGAATGGTTGACCGTTGGGCTGTTGCACATAGTCAGCCACTCATCATCCGCCCACCCAAACAGTGGGATGTTATCCTGCTCCGCTTTTAGATGCGCCGCGACCACCGGGAAAAATGCGTGAGCGATAATAATGTCCACGCCATTATAATTTCCAAACAGGGCCGCCGCTGTCAGGTCATGCAGCTTTGAGAGATCCGCGCCGCCATACCATTGCACCGGCAGCTTTGCCAGCTGCTGCAAAGTCCAGTCATATTTCTGATCGCTTCTCCTAAATTCATCAATATCAAAGTAGGCTTTTAACGAATTGGTATACACGTTCAAAGACTTTGCGAAAAAATCCTTTCGCTGCTGCGGGTCATTCTGAGCCTGGAGGGAATCATTCAGAATTTCTTCCGGCCGGATGGATACTCCATAAGCCGGATTTGCCATCTCATGCACCTTTGGATCTGTAAAATCCACACTCCCATCTTTGACCCCCTCCGGCGCACAGCAAGCGAAAATAAAATACTGCTCATCTTTGATTGTTCCATTTAATACTTTCCGGCAGTACTTCAGCCTTTGCCCTAAAAATAACTGCTCATTGTCTCCTGCGGTGCTGATCCCAATAATCAGTTTGTTGGTATATGCCTTCATGGCTTCTTTGAACAGATTATATTGCTTTGGCACCTTGAATGCGTGAATCTCATCCGCAATCGCAATATTGCAGTTCAGAGAATCCTGGGCATCCGGATTGGCTGCCAAAGCGCGAATAAAAAAGGATCCCTCTTCGTCTCCAAATTGGGATTCTATGCTGTGCTCATTATTGTTATCGATAATTTTAATGGATCCGCCATCTTTTATGTTCTCCCCCATCCGGTTGATATTGTATTTCAAAAAATTAAAGCTCTCCAATGACTGCATAAGCGCCGCTGAAGCAATGTATGTCTTGGCTCCGCTTTTTCGATAGAGCAACGATAGTGCCCAGGCCAGGGATGCGGCAAATGAAGTCTTAATATTTTTTCTGGGAATGTAAATAAGGGCCTCATGAAATCTTACGATCTCCGTGCCCTTTAGCTTAAATCCGACCAGATTGTAAATGATAAACTTGTGAAACGGCTCCAATAAAAATGGGGTTCCTCTAAGCGGGGTTCCATCCAATCGTTCTCCCTGCTGATGGCAGATCGTTTTTTCGATGATCTGAATGCAAAATTCTGGATCTTTACTGTCCATCCAATAATCAGGATTTTCCAGATCATGAAAAAACCGCTCTACTGCCTGCTTCAGCTCTTCGCAGGCAATCTTACGGCCGTCTCTGATACTTTCGGCATACTCTAAAACTTCCGGCCAATTTTTACCTTTCAATTTCCGCAAGAGCTGCTGCCAGGCCTTTCTTCTTTATTTCTTTCTTCGCGCCCTCTCCCGTAATCTTCTTATAGCTGGATGGCGTCAACCCCAATTCCCGCCAGTATGCCAGAGCGGTTTTGTTCAGCTCATCCCACATCCCAAGGAGTGGGTTCTTCGTCATGTTCGTAGATCCACCCTTGTTCGTGTACTCAATCACCGACTTTCCTCCGGACTTTTTGAATTCCCGGAAAGTTTTATCCCTCTGTTCCAGGATCGCGGCCAGGGATTCTATCACATGATCATAGCTGCTTTCATAGATTTTCAGGGCCAAAAGCTGCTCCAATATTAAGTTTTTATATTTGGATTTTGTCATTTTGCACCCCTTTCATCAAAATTTAGCTTAGAGTTGGAAATGTTTACCCCAGCCATTAGAGATTTTTAAAATTTATTTTTCGTTACCCAGGGGGGGGTCCGTTTTCATTTTCTTTCTGGCCAAAATTAATTTCCACATGATTCGCGTGGATCGTGATTCCTCCTGCCAGTCCAGGAATACTCTCACTTTCTATTCCCACGAAATCTTCCTGGCTGATTCCTGCTGCCACCTGTCCTTTTTTCTCGGCAGCCTTGATCAAATCATTCGCCAGATCTACATACTTTAAATCTGCGATTCCTTTCGCTATAATTGCATCCTTCAGTTCCTTTAACCCTTTGATAATTTCATCCATTCTTTTTCCTCCAATTCTCTCCTGGTTTTGTCTTATACATCAGTCTGCGCCCAGCCTCCGTTAATTCTCCTGACGTTCGGTTCTCCAGCTTATTGTGGGTCCCCATGCTGACACTGATCAAATTCCAGTCACACCAGGCATATTCCGGATACAGCTCCGCCGGATAAATATGATGTACAATGGTAGCCGGCTCCGCTCTTCCGTACCTGGCCGCTAGCACATCCTTATATCCATCCAGCCTCAAAATATGCTGTCTTTTCTTTTTCCATTTCGCGGATCCGTATGGGAACATTATTTTTTTCCTTGATATAAAATTTTATTACACTTTGTACACCGTTTCACATAACCGCCATATGGCCCCGCCTCCCGGCTCCAATGCTTACAGTAATGGTGGCTGCATCTACATTGCCTAAACCATCTGATCAGATTTTCAATCAATCGTCTCACCTCTTACATTTCGTCATCGTAGTTCATTTTCCATATCTTGTGTTTTATCCACCATTTTATCAACATCTTGTGGATAAAGAATCCCCCGCCAGGCTGTGACACCTGGCGAG